TCATCGCCGAGCGAGCCGCGGAGCGCGAAGAGGGCGCGTACGTGCCCGCCGAGCCCGAAGAGCGCGAGTACAACAAGCAGCGCATCGTGCACCGCGTCTCGTCGAACGAGCACGTGGAGGCCGAGCCGCTCGAGGAAGAGGAGCAAGAAGAGGCGCGTGCACCCGCTCGAGCGCGCTGAGAGGCTCGTTCGCGAGGTAGAGCGTCGCGAGTCTGGGCGCTCGCCGTGGTGTCCGCAGACGCCGCACCCGAAGCAGGCGGAGTTTCTTGCGCTCGAGGACGAAGAGGCCTTCTACGGTGGCGCGGCTGCGGGCGGCAAGTCGAGCGCACTGCTCATGGCGGCGCTCCAGCATGTGCACGTGAAGGGATACAACGCGATCCTGTTCCGCCGCACGTTCGCGGACCTCGCGCTTCCCGAGGCCATCATGGACCGCGCGCGCGACTGGCTCACGGGCACGAGCGCGAAGTGGAACGAGCAGAAAAAGCAGTGGCGGTTTCCGAGCGGAGCGCGCCTCACGTTCGGCTACCTCGACAAGCCCGCCGACAAGTACCGTTACCAGTCGGCCGCGTTCCAGTTCATCGGCTTCGACGAGGTGACGCACTTTCCCGAAGCGTCGTATCGATACCTCTTCTCGCGCCTGCGCAAGACGACGGACATGAACGTGCCGCTTCGCATGCGCGCGGCGGGGAACCCTGGAGGTCTCGGCCACGTCTGGGTGAAAGAGCGGTTCGTCGACGGTGGCTGTCGGTTCATCGGCGCCAAGCTCGCCGATAACCCCAGCGCGGACGCGGAGTCGTACCGGCGTCAGCTCGCGCAGCTCGATCCGGTCACGCGACGCCAGCTCGAGGACGGCGAGTGGATCCAGGATGCGAGCGGTCTCGTGTACCACGCGTATTCGCAGCAGGTGAACGTCATCCCGCGCCCGCCCGCGGACATCTCGCGCTGGGCGCTCGGCATCGACTTTGGCTTTCACGACGCGTGTGCGTTCGTCGTCGTCGGATGGCGCCCGAACGACCCGTGCCTCTACGTGCTCCGCTCGCACAAGCAGACGAAGATGCTGCCCGACGATGCGGCCGAGTACGTGAAGGCCATGTCGTTTCGGTTCGCGCGGATCATCGGCGACACCGCGGGCCTCGGCAAGGGCTACGCGGAGACGATGCGGCAGAAGCACGGCATCCCCGTCGAGCAGGCGGAGAAGACGAACAAGCAGGGCTTCATCGACCTCATGAACGGCGCCTTGAGCCGCGGTGAGGTGAAGATCGTGAAAGCCGCGAACGCCGACTTACTCAAGGAGCTCGGCGCGCTCGCGTGGAACGAGAAGCGAACGAAGGAGGTGGACGGCATGGACAACCACCTCTGCGACGCGCTGCTGTACGTGTGGCGCGGTAGCCTCCTGAACCTGGCCCGCAAGAAGGTGGACAAACGTTCAGAGGAACGCCGTAGAGCCGACGACGAGGCTCGTGCTAGATATGAAGCGAACAAGGCACACCATGACCCAATCCGGCACGAAAAAGACTCTGTCGATCCCGTCGTCGGTGGCTTCGGTGGAGACACCGTCGAAGCGTGGTTGGACTGAGTTTGAACAGTACGTTGCGAACGCGTTCCAAGAGGTTGACCGTCATCCACGGTCGCGTCGCTTGGCTGAAATCGGTCGCGAATGGGAGCCGTTCGTTGTCGAACAAGCTGCGCGCTTGATTCTCGACGGCGACGGCGGGCGGAAGTTCTGATGGCGAACGCGCCTGAGCTTGCCGCGGAGCTTCGAACCATCGCCACTGCGATGCGCGAGCTCGGCGTGGTGCGCCTCAAGACGCCCGACGTGGAGATCGAGCTCGGCGCGCTCGCTCCCGTGGCGCCGAAGGGCAAGCAGCTCGACGACAAGGATTACATGTTCGCGGCGACCGAAGGCATCGCAGAGGAAGGCGACGAGGTCGAGTGATGGGAATGCCTCGCGTCTATCGCAAGACCGACGATCGCGGGCGCCCCGTCGACCCGCCCGCGCGCAAGGAGCTCGAGGACGGTCGGTGGTGGCTCGCCGAGAAGGAAAGCGCCGAGTGCGCTGAGCAGATCCGCACCGTGCTCGAGCGAAACTACCAGGCCCAGACGACGCTCCGCGCGGACATGGTCACGAGCTGGCGCCTCTACGACAACACGCCCATCGCCGGCCTCACGCCGAAGCTATACCGCCCCAAGGTGCCCACGGCGCGCATGCGTCGCATCCCGTGGAACCTCGTGAAGAGCGTCGCGGACACGTACGTCGCGATGATCACCGACGAGACGCCCAAGATCACGTTCAGCACGTCGGGCGGAAATCGCACACTCCAGCGCAAGGCGAAGCTCACGCAGCGCTTTGTCGATGGCGTGCTCTACGACAACCGCTTCGATGGCCGCGTCAACCAGGCCTGCGTGCTCGACTCCGCGCTTTTCCCGTTCGGCGGCGTGAAGGTCTACGCCGATTGGACGAACCCGAAAAAGCCCCGCATCCAGATCGACCGCGTGCGCGCGTGGGAGGATTACACGAACGAGCACGACGCGGTGTACGGCGATCCGCAGTCGAAGCAGATGGGCACGTGGGTCGACAAGTACGCGCTCGCCGACGAGTTCCCCGACAAGGCGGAGAAGATCCTCCACACCGTATCCTCGATGTTCCAGGGCGGCGGCGGAGGCATGGCCGAGGCCTACGGGCACGACGGTCAGAGCTCGATGGCGCTGCTCATCGAGTCGTGGCACCTGCCGCGCATCGCCGGCAAAGACGGCTCGAAAGACGGGCGCCATGTGCTCAGCGTGGGCAACGTCGTGCTCGTCGACGAGCCATGGTACCGGCGCTCGTACGGGCTCAAGTACCTCTATCGCCGGCGTCCCGTCGCGGGCATCTGGGCGCAGTCGTTCCCGATGGAGCTCGCGCCGCTGCAAGTCGCGATCGCCAAGACACTCCACAACGTCGACCTGACGATCACACGCGGCGTGCCGCACCTGCTCATTCCCGAAGGGTCGGACATCAACACGAACGCGATCGACAACCGCCCCGGAAGCGAGATCCGATTCACCGGACAGCCGCCCGAGTGGACGCAGTGGGCGCCGCTCGGTCCCGATGTCGTGAACTACTTGAACCTCCAGTGGCAGCGCGGGTTCGAGATGCTCGGCATCTCTCAGAACCTCGCCGCGAGCGAAGCGCCATCGCAGTTCCGCAGCGGCGAAGCGCAGAAGGTGTACGCCCAGATCCAGCAGCAGCGTTTCGAGCCCTGCTACAAGGAGTACCAGCAGTGGTACGTAGACGTGGTCGAGGAGATTCTCGCCGTCGCGAAGGAAATCGCCGACGAGTTCCCCGACTTCGAAGTGAGCGCGCCGAACGGCAAGCAGATGATGAGCGCCGTGAAGTACATCGAGGCGCACCTCGAGCCGAACCAGTACGTGCTCAAGCTCTTGCCGACGAACAAGCTCGCGGACGATCCCGCTGCACAGCTCGAGTACGTCGAGAACAGCACGAACGCCGGCTTCATGACCCAAGAGGTCGGGCAACGCCTGCTCGATAACCCCGACGTGGCCGAATACAACGCGTACGCGTTTGCTCGCTACGACTACGTCATGACGAGCGTCGACAAGATCCTCGACGAGGGCAAGGAGATCGCGCCCGATCCCGAAGCCATCGGTCCCGATTACCTCATGCAGGCCATCGAGCTCGTCTCGCAGGCGTACACGAAAGCTTGCCTCGACGAGGTGGAGCCGAAACGTCGACTGCTCCTGCTCCAGTTCCGCGAGGTCATGAAGGGCTGGATCCCTCCGCCTCCCCCACCCGCGCCTCCCATGCCCGGTATGCCGATGCCTCCGCCCGGCGCTCCACCGATGCCTGCCCCGCCCGGCGCGCCTCCGGGCGCCCCACCCGTCGCCGAGATGGTGCAGCACGGCTTGGCGCATCAGCAAGCCGCGCAGACCGTCCAGAGCATGGGCGGGTGACGGCACGATGTGACATTGATTGACACACCCTGCTGAGCCGCGTAACCTGAACGCATGAACACGTTTCGGCTCGCGCTCGTAGGCGCACTCTCGTACGTCATCGTGGCGCTCATGAGCGCGTGCAATCCGGGCGGCGCGCCCGACGCGGGCGTCAGCTCTGCGCCGAAGCTTGGCGTCGTGAACCCGGTGCAGCAGTTCTACCCCGCGCCGAACCGAAATCAGTTCGCGTCGGAGGGGAGCTACATCATCGCGACGAACCCGACGGTGGGCACAGGCCTCACGTGGGTCGCGGCGCAGACGTCGTTCGTCGACACGGGTCCGAACTTCTGGATCCACAACAACGAGAACACGTCGACGGGGCGCACGCTCTTCCTCGACTACATCAAGCTCGTCTCCACCGCCGTCGGCACCGCCGCGGTCTCGTGGCAGTACGCGGTGATACTCGACCCGATTCCGCGCACCATCACGACGAACAACTTCCTGGCGATCACGCCGAAGAGTGAAAACAGCGGCACGAGCGCCATCGCGACGCCGACGATCAACGTGCAGAACAGCGCGACCGCGAGCGTGCTCTCCGCGAGCTCGGGCTCGAAGGTGATCGCTGCGCGCGGCATGGTCGGCGGCGTGAACATCGCCGGTCACGTCTACACCGTGGCCTTCGGTGACCTGTCGCTCGGCGGCGGTACGCCTGGCGCGACGGACACCGCCGCGGCTCCCGGTCGTTCCGCTGACCTGAGCCCGCCCATCGCGATCGCCCCCGGTCACGATTGCAGCATCTACTTCTGGGCTCCCTCGAGCTCGGCTTCGATCAACCCCGAGTTCGAGCTGGGGCTGGTGGCGCGCTGATGGCTTCCACGGCCGCAGAAGCAGGACCGCCGCCCGCTTCGAAGTCGTCGTCAAAGACACGCCGATGCCGACCGTGAAGGTTCGCGCCGCGGCGGAACAAGCTCCAGAGTCTCCGGCCCCCTCACCTCCGGAACAGACCACCTCCGCGGCCGAGGCCTCTGGAGAGGCCGCACCTGAAACCCCCGTCGAGACCGCGGAACCCTCCGCGTTCGACAAGGCCAAGCTCGCCGCCGACAAGGCGAAGAAGGGCGCGGCCGCGAACCGCAAGCTCCGCGAGCAGGGTCTCCAGCTCCAGCGTCAGCTCCAGGAGCAGACGCAGACGACGGCGCAGCTCGAGGCGAAGCTCCGCGAGGCGACGCAGTACCTCGAGCAGGCGGTGAACGATCCGATCGGCCTCCTCAAGGCCCGCGGCATTCCTGAGACCGAGCTTGCCAAGCGCGTCGCGCTTGCGGGCAGCCCGGAAGGTGCGATCGAGGCGCTCCGACAGGAGCTCGCCGCAACGAAGCAGCAACTCCAGACGCAAGCCGAGCAGGCGCAAGCACGCGAAGCCGCGACACGTCAGGCGCAGATCGAAAACGCGTACGTGACGAGCGCGAAAGACGAAACGAAGTACCCGAACATCGCTCACCTCGACGGCGATGTGATCCTCACGGTCACGCAGAAGGTGATCCGCGACTTGCGCAAGAGCGCGATCGACCGCGACATCGTCCCTCCGAACGACGAGCACGCGATGGCCCGCTACATGCGGCAGTACGAGGACCACCACTTCCTCGAGTACCTGAATTCCAAGTTCGCCAAGAAGGCCGCGCCACAGGAAACGGCGCCGGCTGCTGCAACCGAAACGAGCAGCAAGAAGACCGCCACGATCACCAACAAGCTCGCGTCAGCCAAGCATGCTGCGCCCGTCGATTTCTCGAAGATGAACGACAGGCAGCAGCGCAAGGAGATGGCGCGGCAGCTGCGTGAAGCAGGCCTCGGCCGTTGATTCCTCACATCACCTGAAACGTCGAACATAGCGCTCCCTGAAACCTGAGCGGACCCGACCAACCGCGGCACTCGTGCCGCTCGGAGACCGCCTCTCATGGGACAGAATTTCGACATCACCGCGGCAACGCCGATCCTCAAGAATCGGTACACCAAGGAAAAGATCCAAACGCTCGCCTTCAAGTCCGCCCTCTTCGCGCTCATGCCGAAG